TCATAAAATTCAGAAAAGACATTCCTTATGTTACCTTAATAATATTACTTAAGGTAATTCATTACGAACGGAAAAACAATTGGTAAATTACCCCTGGGGGTAAGAGTAACGCTTAAAATCAAGTCAGTATCGCACTTTTGACTTTCGTAAGGAAGGTTAAAAACACGCGCCGGACTCAGTCTAAGCGGACTAAAAGAATGAATGCGCTGGCCTAAGGCTAATGTACTACTTTTAAATTCAAACCTAAAACCAGTAGTATATTCCCCCTCAGTCAGATCATCTCGGATTTCATCATCAACACCTATGGTACCTTCGCTACCATTAATGTGACAGACAGAAAGATGAACCTCATCATCAGATGAGTCGAAAATGTGCAAATTACAAGTCCCATTTTCTTCTGTCATGTCCACACCACTATCCACAGGTTCAACAATTTCCTCCGGAACCGCCACTTCAACTGGTACCACCACCGGCGCAGCTGTTAGTTTAACTGGCCTTTTGAAATCACAATACGACCTTTAAACGAAAAGTAAATGTGGAGATAAGCCACTCCACCGCCAGAAGAAGAAAACAAGCACAACTTTGGCATCACCCCATGAGGGGAAGGAGGAGAAACTTGCAACGCCATTCCTGGCGAAGGCTCCAAGACCCACTCATGCTCAATGCCGGCACGATATGAAGCCTCAGTATAACGAAAATACTGAGGGTGCTCCCCGACAGAGTCAATGTCAGGTTGGGCTGCATCATAACATAAACAGCCAGCAATTTTCGTGGACGACGTCATAGTTGCACGAACAACAATCTTGTGAATACTCAACATAGGAAAAGTTTGGTAAAGACTGGCAAAGCCCGAAAGGGCAGACAACGCATGAGAATAATTAACAGCGGAAGAGAGATCAAACCTTCCACTGGCAAAATGCTCAGGTCCCCTCGCGTCAAGAGGGTCACGAGCCTTGGCATTCTCACCCGGATCCCGGGCAGACAACACACTCTCAGCAGCATTCATCACAACACGTGTTCAATCTCCTCGTTGTGTTGAATGTGATCGGACAGTATTGGGAAGTTATTCAGTACTTCCCGAGAAAAAGGTGAATTCGGAGTTTTAGAAGTATATTCGGTGTCAATGTCCGAAATGAAACCAAGTGCCCAGTGTTTCACTGACGTAGGAATCAAAGGCCGGATGAACATCAAACGATGTCCATCTACTGTTCCTAAATCAATTTTGACGCGCTTCAAAATGTTGAACAACTCACTATTCAGGAGTTGCCAGGCATCAGTTGCCTCCTCAGGCAGGATTTCGAACACCAAATCACCTTTAATAAATAGGGATCGGGCTTCAATAGCGTACCCGGCCAATACATCTTCTAATTTGCCACGCTCCTCGGCAATTAAAAGCTTACGAAGAAGGTGTACTGGATCTTTAACTGCTCCATGTTTTGTTAGATAGTAACTGAAGCTTCTAGGAGTCTTGGTATATGTTTGCTTCAGTTCGCATGTCTCATACTCTTTCCACACATGCCAGTTCGGATTCACTGGATAACGATGAGCATGACTTTCATCATCCCCACCATAAATTTGCGGTGCGGTTGGAGGTACAGAGTATCTACAATGAGTCTCAGCAATGTTCTTAATTGTATTAATTAACCATGTGAAAGCTTCACCTGACATGGTCATAAAAAAATGAATCATTAATTGACTCACAGCGTGCATCTTGTAATCAAGGAAGATCTGAATGTAATACTCAGGCACGCTGGCAACCCGCATAAGTTGTTCAAAAGCGTAGGTTGCATTGTGATCGAGGGAAGTTTCAAAGTGTTTACCGTCCCCTTCCCAAGGATCAGTAGCTTCAGACATCATTTTCTTGGCAAACGCATCAAAGTCCGCAAAAGTTTTCTTAACATGTAAATAAATGTTAGGGGGACAATGATCCAAGAAAAAATCAGTCATGTACATATTGATGGGCCCCAAAGCGTACAAATAGTAGTCACAATGGATCATCAATGTTTGCAGGGGTTTTCCTGAAGTCGGAATTTCTGGTTTTACCTTCATCTGTCTCTTAGCCGTGATGAATTGACGAAATTCCGGTTCTGAACGAGGCAAAGACATAGTCTTCAAAGCGGCAGATCTTTTCGACCTACGTTCAGCAAATTCAGCTACGTAACCTTCAAAACGAATGTGATCCCACGCATAGGAATCCTTAAGCTTGAAGGCTTTCATTACGGCCTGAAAGAGTGCAACCCCATACACTGCTGTACCGTTCTTGTAAATAAG